GAAATAACTGTTAAAACGAGCCAGGCGAGGATCTCCTCCGCATTCGACCCTGTATGCCTCCTCAAACTGGTGCTCAGTTCCTAAAGGCAATTCTGTGGATTTCTGCTGCGCTTGTTGAATCCAAGAAGCCTCAAATGATCTCCAACCCTTAAAAATGATTGTTTCCAATACTTGATCCAATGGCATTTTGGCTAATTCAGCTTCTTTGATAAGCCTTGCAAGCACTCGCTCTGATACAGGAGCTTTCAATCTTTTCCTATAAATCAAAAAATCATTCCATAAATCATCAGACACCCCTTCAGGGGTATGTAGTTTGGTTATTGGTTTATGGTTCTTGGTTATTGGTTCTTGGTTAGTGGTTAGGGTTGTTTGTGGGTTATTTTTAGAAACCGACTGGGTTGTTTGTGGGTTAGCTTCTAAGTCGTTGATTTTCTTAGGTCTGCCACCTAATTTACCCACTTTTTGATTGACTTCTGCTTTGTGATGATACTTTTCAAGCTCAGAATCACATCTGTTATGATGCCAACCATCATCAGATTTTATGAAAAATTCATGCAAAACTGTTTGAACTAATGCTGAATAATCCCCAAGCCGTAACCTTCTGCAAACCGATTGGGTTTCTAGTGGGATAGGTTGCTCAGAATCATAGTAATAATTTATCAATTTAAAATAAACTGCTTCTTCTTCAAGGCTCAAATGGCTGGTTGCCAAATGCCAATCAGAAATATTGAACTTGTAATAGTGCATTTCAGTCCTTTGAAAAAATATCAGGTCTAAGCATTTCTCTAGTAATTCGGCCCTCGGAAAGCTCTTCAATTTTGCGAATATGCTTAATTGGAATATTTGTCCTAGACCGCCATTGATAAACAGCCGTTTCCCTTATACCTAAAAGGGTTGCAAGGCGATAAAGAGTGCCAAACTCGACCTTTAATTCGCTAAAAATATCCATAAATTCTCCTTTTCTGCTGCTATACTACCACACAATAGCACAATTATACCTAGGGTATGTCCTAATAAATATTTTTAATAAAAGTGTTGATAAGTGGAATTTTCGTGTATAGTAACACCTAAGCAGTAAATTTTATTAACAAGTGTTGAAGGGAAAGCAAAATGATTAAATATGAATGGTTAGTAGCTCCAGTTAAATTTAACAATCTTTGGAAAGTTGGAGTTCAAACAGAAAATGGTTGTGTATCTCATAGCAAAAAAACTTATGCAACAAAAGAAGAAGCACAAGTTTTAGCTAATAAGATTTATCAAGAAGAAGAATTTGCTGTATCTGATTTTGAAATTGATTGTTAAGTGATGAAAGGAAATTATATGAAAACAGCAATTATTGAATGGGCAACAGCAGTAGTAATGGGAATCATCTTTGGTGCTATGTTTGCTTACGGCCTATTAGGAGGGTTCTAATATGAGTCGCTTACATGACCACTACTACGAGCCTGACGATTACGATGATCGCTCAGATGAAATTGAGGAGCGCACTTGGGAACTAATGAAACCAGGCGCTGAATACGATTACAGAACAACTCAAGCAGTTGCAGAAGCTATGGGAGATCTAGATAAAGAACGAGCTGATTCCCTACAAGCCATTATTGATACCCAAGATTACGAACAAATTGGTAGAAAAGTAATGATGATGGCTTTGGATTACATGGAACGCTATGCCCAAAATGCAGCAGAACGAGAAATCAACGACTAATGAAAAAGTGATGACTAAATTTTTAGAACTACGCAAAATCAATGTAAACGAACATACAGAGAAAAAGGGTAAATTTACCTATCTGTCATGGTCATGGGCTGTAGATCAACTCCTCCAGCAAGATCCACAAGCTACTTGGACTTATGGAGATCCTGTTTACTTTGCTGAAACTTTGATGGTGTTTTGCTCAGTAAGCGCTTTTGGCAAAACAATGACAGCTCAGATGCCTGTCATTAACAATCAAAACAAAGCTATTCAAAACCCTGATGCAATGGCTGTAAATACCGCTATGCAACGATGCCTTGTTAAAGCAATAGCTCTGCATGGCCTTGCGTTGTATATCTATGCTGGAGAAGATCTGCCTGAAGAAGAAGTTATTGATTTAACTAAAGAAGCTCAACATTGGGTAGATATGATTAATGATTGTGATTCTATTGAAAGGTTAAAACAAACTTATGCTCAAGCCTATAACACCTTGTCAAAAGACAAATCAGCAGTCGCTAAGATTTCCGCAGCCAAAGATGCCAAAAAAGCAGAATTGGGAGCATAAAGCTATTTTTGATGCAATCTTAATCAGAGAAAAGGAGGCTCGCAAATGAGCTTATTTATTGGGTTTTTAGCCCTAACAGGAGCAGTAACTTGGTTAGTAATTGGTGCAATGCTTCTTTACATTTGGATGGAATAATGACAACCTTTACAACAGAAGATAGAGTTGCTTGCATACAACAAGGAACTGATGAATGGCATCAGCTTAGATTAGGAAAAGTTACCGCTTCTAGGGTTGCAGATATACTGGCTAAGACAAAATCAGGCCCCTCAGCTAGTCGAGGTAACTATCTGATTGAGCTTGCCTTGCAACGAGTTACAAAGACCATAGAGGAATCATACCAAAATGAAGCTATGCAATGGGGAACTCAAACAGAACCGCAAGCCAGGGTTGCTTATGAAGTTAAAACAGGCAATTTTGTGGATCAGATCGCCTTTGTCAATCATCCTATTATTGCTGGCTTTGGTTGTTCTCCTGATGGCTTGGTTGGAAACGATGGTCTTATTGAAATTAAATGTCCAAACTCTGCTACGCATTGGGGCTACATAAAAGCCAATGAACCACCTAACAAATATGTTATTCAGATGCAAGCTCAAATGGCAGCTACAGGGGCTAAATGGTGCGACTTTGTAAGTTTTGATCCAAGGATGCCTGAGCGCAGTCAATTACTGATTGTTCATGTTCCTAGAGATCCTGAATTCATTTTGTTTATGGAAACAGAAATTAAACAATTTTTAAGTGAAGTAGAAGTTGAAGTAAATCTTATGGAGAAGCGCAATGGCAATTAAATATTTTGTAAAAGCAGCAGTATCAGAGTATGAAGATAAGACCGATGGCAAGATGAAAAAGCGTTATCAGTCTATTGGAGTCATCATGGAAACTAAGCATGGCCTTATGCTCAAAATTGAGTCTTTGCCTATCTATGCCATGAAAGAGGGTTCAATCTTTGCTTATTTAAATGAACCTGAAGAAAAAGGAGCAGTTCCAGCAAAGCAATCTAATGATTTGGATGATCCACCATTCTAAGGAGAAATATGAACAACGAACATATTTGGACTGTTTCAGGAACTGATATTACGATTCGATGGAGGCTTGCTGGATGGACTCCTCCATCAGAATTACAGGAATATATAGATAAATGGGCTTATTGGCAGAATCTGCCGTTGCGTAAACTAGATGACCAGGCTAAACAACAATACGAGGCTGTATTGCGTAAAGCCAAAGTTGCGAGGATCAAATGATCTACGAAAAAATCCCTTTTGCTGGAGAAATAGCAATTCCTGAAGATGAGTGCGAAAGACAGTTTTTTGAAACTTTTCCTGATGTCTTTAACACCAATGAAGTTGCTTTAAAGGTTTGGACTATGGCTTGGATTAAAAGCCGTATGTTTACCCTTAAAGATATGGGGCAGGAATTTAAGAAACTTTAACCTTTCATGGGATGAGCCTTGTTCATAGGCTCTTTCTCATGTTTTTTTAACTCTTGTTTAACTTCATAAACTGCATTACGCAGCTTAATTACTTGAGCTTCCTCACGCTTTTCATGCTTTTTAGTTTCTTTAATCATTTTATGCTCCTAGTATGTCCATTGCTTTATGAATTCGATCAATACGATCTTGCAGCCCAATAGTGCCACCATTAATCCGCTTGGTCATGGTAGCCCAATCTTCATTATCTGACAACGCATTTAAGCCACGCTTGTTAAAGAACCAGCCAGCAGATAAACAAGCGTTCTCAGGCTCTAAAATAAGCTCAGGATGCTCCGCAAAAGGCTTTCCTAGGGCTAGTCCACATACTGTATAGTTTGACCGCCCTGTAAGCTGAATTAGACCCCTTCCATGAAAGCGCCAACCATCTCCATCTTCAGTATTTCCTAGATCAGCTCTGCCACCATAAACTTTATTGGCAATTCTTTCAGGTTTACGCTCATACTCTGAGGCAAATTCAATGTTATGGAATCGACTAGGCCATGTAGCAACTAAGCCTTTAGCGCTGTAATTAAGGTTTTCTTCTAAGACTTTAAATGAGGCAGATTCATGACCGCATTGTCCAATAAAGGCTGCCTGGCGCTTTGGAGTGTTTATTTCATACTTCTTGAAGGTAGCGTTTAATCCATCAAGCCATTTAGGATCTATTCCTAAAGCCTGTAATTGCTCTAATGTCATTCTTTTTTAGCTTTCATATCCATGATCTTTTCCATTGTTCTACCGCCAAAATAAAATGACATAATTAACATACCCCATTGACCTAAAAGCTCAACATAAGCTCCCCTGGTTTCATGCCCAAGCATAGACATAAAGGCAAAAAATGTATAA